CTCCCTCAACTGAGACTTCATTGTCTATATGCGAATGATTATCATTCAACTCCAGATCTTTATTGCTCATACTTTTTACACCTTGTCTATATATTTATTTTAGATAGTAAAGAAATCTTCACCTATTCTTATGGTAGATTCCGAGTGTCAAGATTAATTGACTATTAAAGAAAGGAATCACAATGGATCAAGACACACTTAATCACCTGATAGATCTCATGGATCAACTTCAAATGGATAAAATACCAGAGTGCAGCACTCATCTATCCTCAACGATTGATGACTTATATCAACTTAAACTAGAAAAGGATCATCAAGATGTATTTAATACTAGATAGCAATAACCAATTAATAGGCTCTTATAGGTCATTACATGAGGCTTTAATGACACTTAAACGATATATTAATGAAACGGGTAATTATGCCTATCTTGCTTAATTCCTTTTTATAACTCCGATTAATTACTATATTAGTGAAATATGCTTTACACTTATCAACTCATAACACTTATACGAAAGGAATCACTCTTATGAATAACATATCAACTCACTTCCTTGATGATTACAATCAGGAAGGAATTAATCTCTCATCTATCATTGAGCCTTTATACTTATGCCGATGGAATGGAGTTCACTCTATCAATGGAAGATCGAATCATGAGATCGTAGAGATCCATAGTAAAGAAACCTTGATTATCAAATATCTCTCTACCAATCTATTCGATGAGAAGGATTTATCAAATTGGATGGATTTAATAGAAACATCCGATGATTTTTATCATCAAGTATTTATCAACGATAATTTTGAAATTGAGAGGATTAAATAATGAATCAACTCTTTAAATACTTTATTTATACTTTATTCTTTATGATCTCATTCTATTCATGGATCGTTTTGCTATTAGGAGGATTTTAATCATGCAACTTCAATCTCGACTTGCGACTTTTTCAACTCTCATTGGAGTAGATCAAGATCATATTAAAGAATTTATTCAAAACAATCTTAAAATTGACGCTATCAAAGGCCGTTATTCTCAAGGCCGTTTCTTATTACTTCCTCGACACATTAAAGAAAGTAAAGAGCATTATAAGGAATTAGGCCACGGCATCGCTAAGACATTATCAGAGATCAAGAGATATCAAGATCAAAGGGATGATAAATCATTACTCACTCAATCAATTAGCTATTTAAACATCTTGAGAGAGAATTGCAGCGATTCACAGCTCCTATCAATTGAGCCTAATATCCTATTTATCAGAACTCAATATGAAAATAATAATTGGATTAAAGTACCATTTAAAAATTATGATATTGAAAGTAATGGATTAATGGCCTCTCAAATTTTACACAATGTGCATCAATCGGAAGTCGATCCCATGATGATCGCTTATTATCCAACTCTTCACCATTTAAGAATAAAGAAAGAGATCCGAACTAAACTAGGAAAATATCTTTCAACCTTTCGAGAGTTTTTCAACCTATCGGAGGCCGATATTAAATCTTGCGTTGAGGCTCATGCTTCATTCATTCAATCTCGAAAAGGATGGAATGTGAAATTCATAGAATCAAACGATCCGAATGGATGGATTGATGTTTACAAAAAATCTCAAAAGAAACCACGATCAAATGAAGATATGTCATGTATGACCGATTGTGATTCGGTACAAGTTTACGCCAACGATCAAAGCGTTTTGCGACTTGCTTACATGATGGATCATGAAACTATCCTCGCTCGTTGCATTGTAAGAGAAGATGAGAAAGCATGGATCAGAGTTTATCCCGATCCGAATGGATATCCCGAAGGAAGATTCTTACTCGACACTCTCAAAACTTTAGGATACGAAGAACGATCCAATCTCAATGGAGTGTTTTTAAGTGCAATTCTTCATGGATCAAATTATCTTGCTCCATATATTGATTACGGAAATGATAATGATTCAACCCACCAAAGAGGATCGATTAAAACTCTCGATGGTAAAGATTATATTATTGTAGGCCATGGCGATCAATTCGAACTGAGCTCCACGGATGGTTTTGCTCGGGATACGGAAAGTTTGATATGTGGCGATTGCGATGATCGCTGCACCGAATCAGAAACAGTTTATTCCGAATATCACGATAGAACTTTATGTGAAGATTGCCAAGAGTATTATTATTACGCTTACACATCGTCTAGAGATCAAGATTATGTTCATCAAGATGAAGTGATTGAAGTGAGAGGTGAATTTTACTCCCATGATTGTTTAAGTGATTACGATATTTATGAATGTGAAGAGAGTGGATCGTATTATCACATTGATGAACTTGAATCAACTTCACGAGGCCTTATTCACGAAACTTATTGCCTTCCTATCGATCACGAAGATCTAGATGGGAATGATTATGCTCATCGAGATGATGTTGCAACTCTTTCCGATGGATCAACTTGTCACCAAGATGACTTCACAACTCTTCAAGAGGAACTCGAAGAGGAAGAGAGAGAAGGAATGATTATCGAATCATCCTATCCAAACCCATCAAGGCCGAATGATATTAATGGATCAAAATTATTTAATAAGGATCAACCAAATGAATAAACTTCTCGACATTTTAACTTTCCGAAGAGAGCACAATTCGGAAGGTGAAGAGGCTTTTATAAAAAAATATTTATCAAACTTTCAAACTTTCCACGATCCAAATGGTGAAGTAATCGCCTTCGTATATGACAATCATTATCGAAAATGTAAACACAACATTTTATGGTCATGTCACATCGACACAATGCACCGATCCAATCCAACTCAAATCACTCAAGAAGTTTATTGTGATACTTTTAACACGGCCTTTGTAGATGAGACGGCCGATTGCTTAGGTGGTGATGATGGTGGAGGTATTTTCTTATTACTCGAAATGATCGAGGCCGATATCGAAGGCACTTACATCTTTCATCGAGGTGAAGAGAAAGGATGTATCGGATCAAAAAGCATGGCATTAAATCATGAGGATTTTCTTAAACAATTCTCTCATGCAATCGCCTTTGATCGTAAAGGCACAACTTCAATCATTACTCACCAAGCCTATGGTCGATGTGCATCGGATCGATTTTCGCAGCACATGGCCGATCTTCTCGGAATGGGTTATATATTGGATGATGGTGGTATTTATACGGACACGGCCGAATATACTCACATCATCTCGGAATGTTCAAATGTTTCGATTGGATATCAATCCGAGCATTCAAATAAAGAAACACTCGATGTGAATCATGTTCTCAAATTGCGAGATAAGATGATCTCAATCCAATGGGATCAAATTGATCTCACAAAAGAAAGAGAGCCTCAAGAAAAGATCTCAAAATGGGATTATTACTATCCGAATGATATTGGATCAACTTCTTTCGAGGATCTAAAATATTTGGATCATCGGTCACTTTTGGAATTTGTTAAAAAATCCGATCCGAGAGATCTTGCGATTGTGATTGAGGATCTTATTTCTCAAATGGCCTATTATGAGGATGCTATTAATGATCCATATTATTCGAATGATGATCCGATGGATCGCTTAGATCAACTTCCATTTTGATCGAAATATCTATTTTCAATATAAAGGCCTCGTTAAGAGGCTTTTATCTTTAATTAAGGATCTACTATCAACTCAACAAAAAAGATCGCTTTAAAGTCACCTTATGTCATTTTAAATGGTATTTTGTCGCCTATAAATGCAAAATATTATTTAAAATCACACAACCAGAGTAAAATATTGCTTATTTTTGAATCAAATATCGATTTCTTATCGAATCATCGAAGATCGATCAAAAAGGGATTATTCAAGGCAAAATACACAAATCACATCGAAACAACTAGATCGACTTTTCAAGATCAATTCACCGATCATCCTTTGATGATTTTAGATGCTATTTATCATGGCATAGGTGGTGATTTTAGGATCAATCTCGGATCGTTTGATTATCCTTATCTTTCAAGGCCTTATGATCCTGAATGAGAATGATTCTTATTCTCAATTATTTATTTTTTTATATATATATATTTGGCCGATTTACTTCTATAAAGTTACACGGTAAAAATCGGATTTACTTCTATTTTTCCACACGGTGAAAATTGGATTTACTTTTTCTTTTTGGATTTACCAGCCATTGATAAGGCAATAGCTACAGCCTGCTTTGGAGACTTAACTTTTTTACCGCTTTTACCAATATTTAACTCGCCTTTACCAAATTCTGACATCACTTTTTTAACTTTTGTAACTGCTGCTAATTTCTTCATATTTTATCCAATAAAAAAGCCCTATATTTCAAGGGCTTAAAAAACCCCATATTTCAAGGGTTTAAAAGTACGGAGATTGTGGGCGAGACTATCCCAACAGGCGAATTATAGCATAGTTAAATACTCGTGTCAAGCGACTATACGCCTTGAAGCCATAGATAGCATGTTATCAAATGCAAGCCCTAATTGGTACTCATAGTCATCGTATTTAGAAGTCTTTAAGTATCTAGAGTAAACTGCATCCTTTTGATCTGTAGGTAAGCTGCTTATAATTGCATCAATCGTTCTAACATTGGTCATATCCATTTCTGACACCATCTCTTCAAAGGCATCGCTAGTAGATTCACCACCATTAATCATGCCAATAGACTTGCTTGGGTAACCTAGTTTTGTGTTAGGTGCGTGCATCCATAAGGCCCAGTCATCAAGTATCTGTTTCAGTCTATCTATGTGCATTAGCTTCCTCTTCTGTGTGGATATAGATACTTTTAATCCTATCGCTAAAGTCTGGCATAGGATGTAATATTTCTTGTAATAAATTAATTTGTGGCTTAAAATATTTGTATATTTTATCTTGTCCTTGTTGCTCACGTTTTGTAGAGTCTAACATGCCTAAGTTTTTCATTTTTAATACAACATATTGAACCCTTCTGTGTTCCATACCCATTTCTTTAGATAACTCTGCAATGGTTAATGATCTATTGTCTAACGCATCTAAAATTAAATTACGCATTTTTTCTACATTAACTAAACGACCTTGAACATTATAATCTCTAACTTTAGCTTCCATATTTTTCCTTATGATACATCCATTACCTTACATTCCCATTTTCTACCATTTTTTACCCATCCGTGAATATGTATTTTTATTCCAGACTTTCTAACCATTCCTACATTTTCACTATCAGCAATCTTATGAGCTCTTGCTGACATGTTGCTAGCAGATGTAGTTTGAACAGCTAAAATTTCATTTTCTTTTATAGCAAGGAGATCGCAAAACCCCCACATGTCTTGGCGAATTTTACAAAAGTGATTCCATTTCTCTGTAATAGCTACAAGGTATCCTTCTGCTCTCAACTTCTTAAGGCTTAACTGTGTTGGGCTTGTCGCCATTAAATTGACTTTCGTTAGGTTTAGATATGCCATCTAGAAAACGCTTTTCTACTTCACCACTAGACTTGTTTAATTCGTATTCGTAATCTTTTTTAAATATTTTATTCCAATTGTCTTCTACTTCTGTTTCAGAAATTAACAATGGCCTTCTTGTAGATCCTTTACCCATTTACTTCTCCATATTTTTTAATATATGTGCTATTACATCAACAGTCCATCCATTTCCTAAATGATGTGCAGCTTGATTTCTATTTAAAACTTTTGTATATCCATCTGGTATAGTCATACATCTTTCTAATTCTGTTTGCGTCATATACCTACAACTATTTTGAGATAAATCTTTATCTTCAAATATTAATGTAGTAAAACCTGTTTGACGATATCTTCTTACCATTTTATCTTTGCTAGTTAATGGCCTAGAATCAGAAGATAATAAAGCTCTAGCTTTATCACGATCTACATAACCACTCTCAATAATATCTTTAAGTTTAATATTTTTATCTTGTGGTTGATCTACGTTAGGTATGTTAGTCCAATACAATCTATTTCTTAATGCTGGTGATACCAAACTACTATTAATTCTAATTGGTTCTTCTTTAAATAAAATACTAATAACATCTTTATCTTCTTGTTTCATGCCACCAACATTTTCAAATAAAAAATATTTTGGTTTTGTTTCTTGAAAAATTCTTAAATATTCAAAAAATAAAGAAGACTTTTGACCAGCTAATCCTGTTCTGTTTTTCATAGCTGCTGATAAATCTTGGCAAGGTGATCCGCCTAATAATAAATCAATCCCTTGAAAATCATTTCCATTACATTCAAATACATCAGAATAATAATGTGAATTAGGATAGTTAGATTTAGATACTTGTTTTGCTCTTTCATCTATTTCAAAAGCATGGTATTCACAATCAATGCCTAATTTATCTAAAGCAATTCTTCCACAAGAAATACCATCAAACAAAGATAAAACTTTTATCATTTTAATCCTAAATAATTTTTATCAAATAACCAACCTATAGTTTTGCGATGAGCCTGCTCCCATGCTTCAATTCTTTCTGCTCTATTTAACTCTTTATTGTTGTCTATCATATCATGACATGTATAGCATAAACTAGCGATGCGATAGTCGTTTGCCTTCATTCCGAGTGATTTTCCGTCTCTTGATTGATTAGAATGAGCAGCACATACTGTTCCGTCTTCTTTACCACACATAGCACATGGAAACTCACGCACTATTTCTAACAATTTTTTATTACGATAATTCATAAAAATACCTAATAAGTTTAGCAACACCACCAACAAACCATACGATGCAAAATATAACTATGCCATCTATAATTGGTTGCCTCATAGTTCCCAACTCCAGCCGAGAGTAGACGCCCACCTTTCACAGTCTTCTTGATACTGTGCCATCTGTTTGCTATCTAGTTTTGTTGTTGACTTAACTAACTCTACAGGATGACCAGCGATCTCTGTTTGATAGCGTAAAAACTTATAGCCAAGAAGCTCATGGACTGTGCTTGGGTCTTCACCAATGTAATTAGCAATTGAACCATATAGCGACCACAGCCTTTCATTCTGCTCAAGTGACCTTACTACTTTTTCCTCGCTAATATTCACACGCCACCTTTTAGTTAAATCAAGAGCTTTAATCTTTGTTATTAAGTTTTCGTAATTGTACTTCGTCAAAACGAACCGAATCATATTTGTCATCCCATCCTTTAGATTTAAAAGTTACACCTTCTTTAGATGTTGCTTTGTAAGTAGCATCTTTGCCATACAACTTTTGAACATATTTTATAAATTCATTTATGCTCATGGTCGTTCCTTATAACTTAAACCTTTTTTATCAAACCAAAAAGACCACTTACCCTCTACAGGATAATTACGTTGCTTCTGTAAGTAAACAACACAATCTGGCAACCCTTTTAACTCTTCTTCTGTTTTATCACCATGTTCAATATCATACTCTTTCTTCTTGTTGCGGAATACACAAATTATGTTATCACATAAATTGCGAATATGCGAGCTGCCTAAAATGTGAGTAGCATCTGGAACTACGTTTTCATCTGCCATTTTACGAGTATGTGCAACTAAGAATACATGCACGTTTAAATCACGACATGTTGTAGCAAGTCTGTCTATAAAAAGTTTTTGTCTTTCATAATTGTCTTCAGAAATATCTGACATCTTCATAAGTGAATCAATTACAAACACTTCTACACCTAAGATATGTTTACCCCAATACAATGTAGCAATCATATCTTCTGATGTAGTAGAGCCTGTTTGGTCATAAAGATATAACTTTTCTTTAGCACGATCACAAAACTTTATAATATAATCATCTGTAGGTTCTGATGACTTTAATGTTTGCTGCACCATACGAGCAATAGTTAATACAGGTCTCATCTCTAAAGAAGCAATTAAACATTTAGTATCTTGTTTCATTAAAGATAAAACAATTTGAGACAACCACATACTCTTACCATGCCCCGACACTCCTGTCAAGACAGTTAGT